TAAGCATACGCCCATACTAGCACGACGGTTTCCTTGTAGGCCTTCAAGCAGAGCTTCTTTGGTCTCGGACCATCTTTCATTTAAAAGTTTTGACATTTCATGTCTCCTTGAATATTATTTTAGACCCGCTAACTTGCGGATATCTAAGATATTGTCTAAGCCTACCTCAGGCTTCACTTCACGATCACCAGTGATTTCTGTGCTTTCTGTTAAAGTAGCCTTGGCTACTTTTCTCTTCTCGCCATCCATAACTGTGGGTAGGTACTTGTCATATGCATCAGCAAGTTTCCGGGTCTGTACAGACTCAAGAAGTTGTTGCATCAGCGCTCTTTTGTCAGCACTCAGTGGTGCTAATAACTCGCCCATGACCTGTTTGCGTTCCATTAGGTCCTTGGTAACGCGGATCTCGCGTTCTTTGGATTCCACAATGGTAGCCTTTTCTTCTAGGGCTTGTTGGGTTTCAGCCAGTTCGGCATCTTTCTTTTGAATGATCTTTAACAATTTACTTGTTTCAGATTTTTCATTTAAGTAAGATCCTGCGAACTCCTGAGCAAACGCTTCATAAATCTTACGACCAAAGCTGTTGTTACGACTGCTGTCAATGTCTTCTTTCAATTGTTTGATTTCAGATGTTAACTTACGTGTAACTGTGGCTTCAACGACCTTGGCAGATCGCTTGATGAAGTTTTGTTTGATAGTCTCAAATTTGTCTTTGGCTTCACGAACTAACTTGACTTTGGTTTCGGCTAGGTCACGTTTGTCAATGGCAAACTCTTTGATTTCTCTGGCTAGAGCATGTACTACAAATTGCTCTAATTTAGAAAAGTTCTCGCTAACTTTCTTACGATCGTTTTGGAACTCTACTAGTTCTTTACCAAGTTGGTTGATTACAAAACCTTCTAGCATTTTACTATCTTTAGACATCTTTTGTTTGTATGCCTTTTTAGCTTCTGCTAGATCTGTTCTATCTTCATGCAACTCGGCCATTTCTACGGCCAATCTGTCGCTTAACATCCGATCGATCGCCTCAACCATAACAGTCTTGTCGTGACTGTATTTTTGTGCAAATTCTTCACGAAGTTCAGCGGTGACTTGGTCGCGATTCTCTTGTAATTTTTGGGCAAAGGCGGTTTCTAACTCAGATCTTACATCTTCATTAATCAACCCACTTTCGACCAATTGTTTGAATGCGTCCATTTGCTTTTCTCCTCGGGCTTATTTTAGACCTTTAATAATTTTCAGGAGACTTTCCTTCAAATATTTCTGGGCCTTTGGATCTTCTTTCGTTTCTTGTGCAACCTTAAATGCTTTATTCCCGCCACGAGCATTCATTAAATGCTCGTAAACTGGAGTAGGATAAGCACCAGGGGCACTGGGTTGGGCAACCACATCTACCGTGATAATCTCAAAATCGGATACATGGCCGTTCATGTCGTTGACATTGCCGCTACCACGACTACTTACTCCAAGTTTTACACCGCTTTCAAGCATAGTACGAATTAAATTACCCATTGGTGTAGGAAGGACTTTCATCTTTCCATATCCATTAGGACCTTCCATCCACATATGAGTAATCATATGAGACACACGATCCAAATTCACTTTCAAATCATCAGGATGATCAACTTCGCCTAACACTGAATAACCATTTTGAATCTGATCATTCAGTGTTTTTACAGCACGTTCAATTTCATCCACCGGATAAACACGTTGGTTGGCATTGCGAATACCACCTTGGATGGTAATACCTTTCAAGTAAAGATTCTTACCATCCTTGTCGTCGCTTTCCAAAACGATACCGCTTTGGTCGAAACTTAAATGCTCGCGTAGATATGCCAACTTCATCTGTTTCTCTATTAGGCGTTGCGATTAGGAGCGCCGTTGATTGGGCTCTTGACCTGTCCAACACTGGTTTGACCAGCTTTGTCGCCTGTTCCGCTACCAACTGGACCTGCGGTCTTGTTGTTGCCTGGATAACCAGAACCTTGACGGTTTAGAGCAGCACCATCTTTCATGCTGGCTTTTGCGCTGCTGGAGATGTTCTTCTCAACACCTTTGGTAAACTGACCGCCACTCTTGACTAGACCGCCAACTTTACCATGTGGTGTTGTACCGTCTTCTTGAGTTGTAGCACTCTTACCTAGAATGTTTTTGGCATCGGCACCAGTTGTTGGCTTGCCTTTACCACTGCTTACAATGCTCTTGGTGTTGGTACCACTGGGCATTTTCTCGCCTGTGTTAGCACCTGCGATACCGCCTTCGGCAGCACCTTTCTTTTCAGCACCGTGACCAGCACTGACAGCTTCGCGATATTCACGCAAGCGACGTCCTTCGAACATGCCCATTTCAAGCTCTTCATCACCTTCTTCGTCGCCAAACTCTTCATCACCTTCTTCGTCGCCAAACTCGTCGTCGCCCATTTCTCCGCCCTGGGCTGCTTCTAGTTCGGCAAAGGCTGCTTCTAGTTCTTCAATGGCGTTCTTGATGTCAAACATGGCTTGTTCTTCGTCACCTTCTTCACCGTCCATTTCGTCGTCCATGGTGTCCATGCCTAGATCGTCTGTGGCATCACCGGCTGCAAAACCGTCGTCATCCTCTTCATCATCGGCTTCCATCGAAAAACTATCTTCTAGTTCTTCAGTGCCTTCGTCCATTTCGTCATCCATGGACTCGTCCATTTCGTCATCGGCACCTTCGTCCATTTCCTCGTCCTTCATGGACTCGTCCATTTCTTCATCGGCGATGAGATTCTCGTAAATTGATCTTGACTTTTCTACAACGATTTCGTGGAAAAGCTCGTTGGCCTTATCCATCTCTTCGTTGACGATATAGTCAAGTAGTTGTTGAAATTTCGTAGACATTTGCAAATTCTCCTATAGGGTAGCGGCAAGGCTATACTATATTTAAGATCATTACAAATATGCTACAGGAAATAGGCCAAAAACAAGCAATTTTGGTCCTGATAGGTAGAATTTAATAAATTCTGTAGTGATTTTTGTTTAAAATATTTAGCTTTAAAAAATCAAAATTATGTATGTAGTTTATGTTGGTACTGCTTCGGCTGGCGGAGCAGCATACATTTTTCTAACTAATCCCAGTTCTTTTTTAACTTCTTTGTTGTGGGATTCAGCTGCTTTGCGTATAGTGTTGATCATACGCAGTGTCAATCTGCTTTTACGTAGGTCGCCTTGCCGCAACACTGTGGTATCATTTTGGCTGAGATATCTACCATCCTCTTGTGGATCTGCATGATCCTTGTCAAAATAAATGAATTCTCTCAGTATCATAGCATTATTTATCTCAACGTGAGGGTTCGGCGCCACCAGGTGCAGGCGGTGAGGCTGTATCACTTCCCGGAGGAGCGCCCTCGCCAGCAGGCGGAGGTTCTGCTGTATTGGCACCCAGACTGCTTAAATCGCCGGCCATGGTATTGGCAGTAACCCCGGCACTGCGCATTTCGGCACTGGCACTGAGCTTGGTATCTTCATCTATGTTTTCTTCTTTCCACATGCGTTCGTTCTCTGCCACTTCCTCGGCAGTCATGCCCAAGAAACGCTTCATGGCAAATCTCTTGCTGACAAAAGGCACCGCTACCATGACATTAAATGTGTTGACTCGTGCGGTATCCATTTCTGCTTGGCGATAGCTGGCAAAGTTTTGTGGAGGATTAAACTTGACATCGAAAATGTTGCTGTCAATGTTAATGCCTTTGTTGACTAGATATCGTTTGAATTCGGTATCAAATGCTTCGTGCATGAGACTTTGTAATCGCTTACAATATTCATTGAATCGCAATTCTTGAATATAAGCTGTGCCTACTCGACCGTCATTAAAGTTACTGCCACCGTCATCACTACCAGTAGGCAAATAACTACTAGGTATTCTAAGAGCTCTAAACAACTTGTTTGTGAAGTATTTGAGATCATCAATTTCCCCTAGATTTTGTCCACCTTGAAGAATTTCCACTTTACTACCACGGCCTTCCGCTGTCTGTGGAAAGAAGTAGTCTTCATTGATACTGAGTGGATTATATCCTGCGTCTACTACAGTTTGGCTGCCACCTGTGGTACTAGGTATACGACGTTGATTGACTTCGTTCTTGACACGCTCAACAAAACTCATGGCCAAATGACTGGGCATATTACCAACGTCGATATAAAATACACGACGTTCTGGAGCACGTTGTATACGATAGATTAAGATGCTGTCTTCAAGCAGTTCTTTTTGCTTGAACACTTTAAAGATGCTTTCCATTAAGCTGTTGCCAAATGGATAGTTGTTGTCCAACCCTTCACTCATGCTGATGTGTATTACATGCTTGGCGTCAATGGCATATTGATTTTGATTTTGTTGAAATCTGCTGCTGTTGGTGCTGGTAGGAAATGCCCCAACCATGCCACGACTTCCGCCAGCACCGCCTTGTCCTGTGCCGTAACTACCGCCAACTTGACTTCCGCCGGCATGTAGGTTACTGGGATTGATAGCAGTAGTAGCCAGTGTTTCTAGATTGGGATTAAAGTCTCTAATGATGTATTGTTCGGGTTTTTTACCTTCGCTTTCGTTTACAATGACTTTGTCTACTTTAGCAGGATCAATGTACATCCATGCTTGTGTCTCGGGATCTCTTACAAAGAATGTGTCACCGTATTTGAAAGCATTGCGAACTATTTTAAAAATTCTAGTGTGAAACTTGTTTAGTTTGGTCCACTGTTGCAGGTATTTTTTAATGATCTTAATTTCAGTACCGGTGGCAGATTCTTTAAAGAATACTTGGAAGGGTGTGCCATTTTCTTCGTTGGCCTGTGTGCAGAATTCTGCTAGAATATCCAGTGCAGCATTGACTTCGCTGTCCCAGTCCATGGTATCGTATTGGCCATAGCGTTCAAGACGATTGGGATGCCCGGAATATACATCAGGAAGGTAACTGGAATAGTTGGTTCTGCTAGGGTTGGCAGAACCATTCCCGGCCATTGATCCGCTAATTGGACTTAGTCGTCCGCCAGTGTTAACGGGAGTAAAATATTTTTTCCATGCCATAAGTTATACTGCGAATAGGTTTCCGTTTAATCCTCGAGTAGCAGTTAGTGTTCGACTACTGACTTGTACCAGTTCTCGAATTGCTGCTAGCATTTGACCATTAGTAGTATTTAACTGATCTATCATTCCTGATAGGTCATTCTGGCCTGCTCCACTCACAATGTTATTCATCTGATCAGGAGTAACTACAGCTTCTTTGCCATGTAATGTTGCCAGTGTTCCTGATCCAAAATCTTTAAACAACTCTCCGGTGTTTCCAAGTGTTCCTCTAGCATAAAGATTTATGTTGGCTTCCTTCATTTTTGCTTTGAATTCATCCATTTGTTGCTGTGTAATTCTACCGTCGGCTACTCCGACCTTCATATCTTCGTAAGTTCTTTGTGCTGCCATTCTATTAGCAGTTTCGGAACTAACCAGACCCATTAATGCTTCTAATGCTTGGGCAGCAGTAGTGCTTATTCTTTCCCCGGGTGTCATAACTGCCGTTGTTTGTTGTCCGGCAGTGCGTAATGCTGACTGCGCTGTAGGACTATTACGTATATCAGGCCCAATAAAATAATTTTTAAAACTCTTAAACAGATCTTCCCACAGTGCAATAATTGTGGGTTTTATTTCGTTCCACATATTGGTCAACTGGGGTATTACAGTATCCTTTATAACATTACCTGCTGCTTCTGCTATCGCCTTGCCCTCTTTAGATGTTTGAACAAACAGCCCTTCAAACCCGCCTGTTCTATAAGATTCGCCTAATCTATCTAACATGTCCCTGGTATACTGTATACCCTGATCTATTTTTGCACCGGCTTTTTGTACTACAGGTATGCTATTTTGTAGGAACCTGGTAGCGAAGTTTGTCAATATTTTCCCCAAGGGTTCTAACTTGTCTATTACCAAGTTATACAGTGTTGCTCCAAATGCCTTAACTTGCTGTTCGGCAGTAGCAAATGCACTTGCACTGCCTTTTGCCTGTTCTGCTTGTTTGTTTGCAGCATCTAACCTAGCCTTATCTACTCCTCCTTGTCCTTCTAGCGCACGTTGAGAGGCTATCATCTGCTGAACTGCCATAAATCTTTCATCTTGAACAGCTTGTCCAGCTGGGCCCAACTGCTCGGCAAATTTTAAGACTCCTTGTGCTGTTCTACCTAATACTTCGTTAAGTCGGCGACCTCTTTCTTCTGCGGTTAATGATGTATCTCGAACAATGGCTCTTATTTGTTCTCCTTGTATGACACTCATTCCTTGAGAAGCTACTGCTATCCCTTCGGCTGCCTTGGTTATAGGAGCATCGACGTTTCGTAGTTGATTTTGAACAATCTTGACCATTTCTTCGCCACCTTGTGCCGAGGCTGCAGCCAATGCTGCTTGTACTGCCGCAAGTTGTTCCGGGTCTTTTATACTATCCAAATACAATTTCCACAGTTGGTTAGCTTCGGCTTTTTTTACTTCTTCGTCAATTTGTTCTCGTCTTTTTCCTGTTACCTTGCTTAATGTATCCAACTCCTTTGCATACTCTATAGTAAATTGTGCAAGAGTACTTGAGTTGGCTGCATTTTGTTTATCTAATCTACCTTGACTGGTTATTACACCGGCTAACATATTGGCAGTATCTTCGGCAGTGTATCCCAATCCTGATAGACTTTTTTGCCAATCCCCATTCATTAGTTTTTCCTGTGCCGATACAAATTTTTCTATACCAGCATCGATACCTCCAGGAGCAGTAGCAAATGTCTGTGAAGTTTTTTTAACTATATTAGAAAACTCGCCAATTTCTATCTGTGCCCTAGCTGCTTGTTTTGCAGCACCAAACAAACCACCACCGAGGCTAGCACCCGATGCTGTGAGATCTCTATATACTCGCAACTGTTGACCACTATACCCCATAAAGTCAGCAGCCATGTCTGCCAATTCAGAACCCATCGGCAGCATCCTGGACATGGTGCTGTAAAAACTAGAT